TGGTGATACAGGAACTTATATACATCAATCAGCAGACGGTGTTTTAGATTTAGTATCAGACACTGAAATAGAAATTAATGCAACAACAATAGATATTAATGGTGCTGTTGCAATGGATGGTGCCATTACTGGTGCTACTAATATTACTTTATCAGGTGAACTAGACGCAGCTACTTTAGATATTTCTGGTAATGCAGATATAGATGGAACAACAAATTTAGACGCTGTTGATATTGATGGCGCTGTACAGTTAGATGCAACTTTTACAGTTGGCGCAGATGATCAAGGGTATGATGTAAAATTCTTTGGAGATACAGCAAGTGCTTACATGCTATGGGACACATCGGCTGATGATTTAGTCCTAGCAGGTGCAGCAGGAATTGATCTTGCTGGTGATATAGATGTTGATGGTACAGCTAATTTAGATAATACAGATATAGATGGCACATTAGCTGTTGACGGTACAACAATTTCATTAGATGCAACTACATCTTTAAATATTGATAATTCGAATACTTCAAACGGTATTACGATAGGTACTGCAACTTCAGGTGTCCCTATTTCAATTGGACATGGAACATCAGAAACAACAGTAAATGATAATTTAACTGTAACTGGAGATCTAACTGTTAATGGAACAACGACAACAGTTAATAGTACAACAGTTACAATAGACGACCCTATCTTTACTTTGGGTGGCG